GTAGAGAACCTAAGAGAGTACGCTTAATGCCAAATCTACCAAGATATGTACAAAAGAGGGAGAGTGGGGAGTATCGTTACAACCCACCTCAAAACCTTGTTGATGCAGGTGTAGTGACCAGAAAAACCTTTGGCACTGACCTGCAACAGGTGCGTAGACTTGTAAGTGCTGACAACAAGGCAATAGATGACTGGCGTGACACACAGTCGCAGGTATTTGTGATCACTGATCGTAGCACAGTCAAAGATTTGATTGAATTATACTATAAGTCTAATGATTTCAGTATGTTACGTGATACAACTAAAGTAGACTACAAATACTTCTTGAGTATAGTGTGTGACAAAATTGGCACAGTTAAATATAAAAATGTAACAACAAAGGTTGCCAAAGGTATCTATGAAGAGTGGGTTTTGCGTGGTGTGAGCCTTGCAAACCATACAGCTACCTGTGCATCACGTGTATTTAACTATGCGATTGAGATGGAACACGCTATATTAAATCCATTCTCTAATATTAAACGTAAGGCAGTAAAAAAGAGAAAAGTTGTATGGACAGAGGATAATGTACGTGATTTTCTTGATGTTGCGTACTCTAAGTTTCAGTATCGTAATGTTGGACTCATTATTCAAATGGCATACGAATGGTGTCAAAGATTAGGTGATATGAGGACACTAGAATGGGATAATATACACTGGGAAAAGAGGCAGTTACACCTTGAACAAAGTAAGCGTAGAGCAGAGGTATTTTTACCTATATCTGATGACTTAATGACCATGTTAGAAGAACAGCGTGTAGACTTTGGCTTTCAAAGGTACGTAGCACCTCATCCTAGCCCCATACAGGGGTCTTTCAGACCTTTTCCCTTGGAGCGACTATCTAAGAATGGTAGGGTCATCATGCGTGAGGCTAGGCTACCTGAGACACTACGATTAATGGACTTGAGAAGGACAGGAGTAACACAAATGGTGGATGCAGGTGTACCATTGCCACAAGTTATGGCAGTGACTGGACATACACATGTGTCTTCTGTGCAACCATATATGAAACATACGTACATGAGTGCAAATAATGCATTGACACAGAGATCAGATAGTTTAAAATCAACAGTATGTTGTAACAATAAAAGTGATACATTATGAATGTAAATAAATATATAAATGAATTATCACTTACAATGGGAGAAAGTGTAAGAGTGTATTGTCCTTCATGTAACATGAAAGAGTTTTCAGTTACAAATGATATGGGAAATATATTGTATAGGTGTTATAGAAACAGTTGTGACTTACATAAAGGTGGACGAGTAAAGGTACAATTAAGTAAAGATGACATACAAGAATACTTTAATCGTACTACTAAAGAAGTTAAAGAAGTGCATTTTAATAAGCCAGAATGGTTGGTGAAAGATAACGTAGCCATACAATCATTTTGTACTCAGTGGGATATAGATCCAGATGAGTTGGGTTTATTATATGATGTAAAAGAATGTCGTGTCGTATTTCCTGTGGTTAAATCGGGTGTGATGATAGATGCTAGTGGCAGAAGTATCACACATAGAATACCAAAATGGAAACGATATGGTAAAAGCGACTTGCCTTATAGTCATGGTAATGGTAATGTCGCTGTAGTTGTTGAGGACTGTATAAGTGCTGCAATTGTAGGTAGTGATGTATATGTCGGGGTCGCTGTGTTGGGTACATCCCTATCAGAAGGACACAAGAGGTTCTTATCACAGTTCTCAACAGCAATTATAGCGTTAGATCCTGATGCGCTACCCAAGACACTAGAATTTACTAAAGAACTGCGAGGTCATGTAGATAATGTAATGGCCTTTAAACTAAATAATGATTTAAAATATAGACACCCTAACGACATTGAAAAACTAACAACACTAGGAGTATAAAATGGAATTATCTTTAATACGTAGCCTAATGGACAAAGGCTTTTATGATGATCATCGTGGTGCGCGTTGCCCTGATCGTTTGTTCAGTAAAGATGTAAGAAAAATTAAGTGTACCATAGACACAGCGATGCAACGATATGACCGTACTGTGACTCCTGCTGAAGTTGAGGCATTGTTTATGTCAAATAACGCACAGTTAACTACAGCACAGAAGCAAGCATACTCTTCACTGTTTAATCAGGTAAAGAAAGAGTCAGCTATGGGTAGTGATGTAGCACAGGAAGTACTATCTAAGTTGTTTCAACAAGTAGTTGGAGAAGACGTAGCTAATCTAGGATTTGAAATGGTCAATGGTACTATGTCTAACCTAGAGCCTATACGTAATATACTTGAGCAGTATGGTGATGACTTCACACCTGACTTAAATATACAATGGGATGATATGGACATTGAGACACTGCTATCTAAGAATGATTTGGAAGCACAGTGGACATTTAACATACCTACACTTACACGTAAGGTAGAGGGTGTGAACGAAGGACACTTGATAGAGGTAGGTGCTAGACCTAACACAGGTAAGACATCTTTCCATGCGAGTTTAGTGGCAGGGCCAAATGGTTTTGCACAGCAGGGTGCTAAGTGTGTCATATTATGTAATGAAGAAGGTACTCATCGTGTTGGTGCTAGATATTTAACAGCAGCTACAGGTATGACGATGCAGGAAGTTAAGCAGAATCCTAGTAAGGCTAGAGACCTATACAAAAACATTAGTGATAACATTAAAGTTAAGGACGCTACTGGTAGAGATATGTCATGGGTAGAGAGTGTGTGTAAATCTTACAAGCCTGATGTAGTTATACTAGACATGGGTGACAAGTTTGCTCGTACTCAAGGTTTTGCTAGGACAGACGAGGCACTCAAGGCTAATGCTATCCATGCAAGACAGATTGCCAAGCAACATGAGTGTGCTATATTTTATATGTCACAGCTATCTGCTGATGCAGAGAACAAGGTTGTGCTAAACCAAGCAATGATGGAAGGCTCACGTACAGGTAAAGCTGCTGAAGCTGACTTGATGATACTTATAGCTAAGAACCCACCTGTAGAAGGACAAGAAGAAGAAGATACACAACGTCACCTAAACGTAGTTAAGAATAAACTGTCAGGTTGGCATGGTATTGTACACTGCGAACTTAACTATAAGACAGCGAGGTATGAAGTATGAGTCAGGGAGAATTGTTTGATCTAAATATTGTACAGGAGATAATTGAAGATGGTTATGTTTGCATAAAATGTGACATAAGACAGCCTCTTAATAATTTTCAGCAGATGAGTTATAAAAATACAGAGAATGCTGAAGTAAAAAGAACATGTAGATCCTGTAGTTCTGGACACAGAAAAGTAATTGCTGAGTTAAGAAAGAAAAATATATACCCACAGGACAAAAATTATACCTGTCCTATTTGTACCCGAACCATACAGGAAGTTAATAAGTATAATCAAAAACTTCTAGGTACTTGGGTATTAGATCATTGCCACGACACAGACACATTTCGTGGTTATATATGTAAACATTGTAATGATGGCTTGGGTGGGTTTAAAGATGACTTGACAAGGATAGTTAATGCTGTTAGGTATATGGAGAAGCATAAGGAGACATTGAATGATGAACAAACCACCAATGATTAAGTACTATGTGGAGTATGAGATAAATGCAGAGCATGATACAGAAAGTATAACTTTGTTTGCTCATGGCCCACAAATGGTACGAGACATACTTGATAGCTATATTGTAGCTAAGATAGAGGAAATGAAATGAAAATTGTGACAGTTTTAGATGTAGAAAATACTACTATTAAACGTAACAATAAACTTATGCTTGATCCTTTTGAAGCAGAAAATTCGTTGACAATGGTAGGAATGTTAAATCACTCTGGAGAAAAGATAGTTACGTTTGATCATAGTGAGCAACAACCTACCACTGAGGGTGGAAGTATTGTCCAGAACATTCTGGATGATACCCACCTCTTGGTGATGCAGAATGCCATACACGACTTAACATGGTTATGGGAATCTGGCTTTACTTATACTGGAGAGATCTTTGATACTATGCTTGGTGCTTATATAATACAACGAGGACAGAAGGAACCATTGAGTCTGGAGTACTTAGCAGAAAGATACAACTGTGATACACAGAAGATGGGTACACTGAAGGAGTATTTCAACAAAGGATATACAACCAGAGAGATACCACATGAAGAGTTGTCACAGTACTTATCTGCTGACTTACATGCGACTATGGAGTTGTATGACAAAATAGATGATCAGCTTAATACACATGATAGTGGCTTAATTGACACAGTCAAACTGACTAACCAAATATGTATACATCTTGCTCGTATCTATCAGAAGGGTTTTAATGTTAATCAAGAAGCCCTTGAAGAAGTACGTAAAGAGTTTGAGGCTGAGAAGCAGGAGCTGTTAACTCAGTTACAGGTTCAAGTACATGAGCTAATGGGTGACAGACCTATTAATCTTAATAGCCCAGAGCAGTTGTCTTGGATTATATATAGTAGAAAACCATATGATAAACCTATGTGGGCTAACTCTTTTAGTCCAAGGTTAACACCAACTGAGTTTAGATCTATAACTAAACAGAACTCTGTTGTATTATACAAACAGAAGGCACGACAGTGTACTACATGTAAGGGTACAGGTAAGATACGTAGGACTAAAAAGAATGGAACACCCTTTGTTAAAACAAGTAAGTGTTTAGAATGTAAGGCTGAAGGATTTCTATTTACTGATACAGATACCATAGCAGGGCTAAAGTTTGCAGCACCTAATCCAGATTGGGTTAGCGCACACGGATTTAGCACAAGTAAAGACAATCTCATAAAGCTAGAGACAAATGCTAGAGAGAGAAACTTTCAGACTGCTGTTGTATTTTTGCAACGGGTTAGAAGACTATCAGCACTAGACACATATCTATCTAGCTTTGTTGAAGGTATATCTACACATATTAAATCAGATGGTATGCTACATGTTCAGTTACTACAGCACAGGACAGGTACAGGTAGGTTGTCTGGAGCTAACCCTAATATGCAAAACATGCCACGTGGTGGTACGTTTCCTGTAAAGAAAGTATTTGTATCACGATGGAAAGATGGAAAAATACTTGAGGCAGACTTTGCACAGTTAGAGTTTAGAGTTGCTGCATTCCTGAGTCAGGATGAGGTAGCCATAAAAGAAGTATCCACAGGCTTTGATGTACATAGTTATACAGCTAAAGTTATTAGTGATGCAGGGCAAAAGATATCACGACAAGATGCAAAGGCACATACATTTGCTCCCTTGTATGGTGCAAGTGGGTTTGGTAGGACAGAGGCAGAAGCGTCATACTATCAACAGTTTACCACTAAGTACAAAGGTATATCAGAGTGGCATAAGCGATTAGCTAACGAGATACTGAACACTGGTAAGATAAAAACACCATCAGGTAGAGAGTTTTCATGGCCTGATGTACAGCGTAGACGTAACGGAAGTGTGACATATTTCACACAGATAAAGAATTATCCTGTTCAATCCTTTGCAACTGCTGACATTGTACCCATATCTCTGATATACATAGATAAGTTATTGGAAGCAAATAAGATGGAAAGTTGTATAGTCAACACAGTACACGACAGTATAGTTATTGATGTATATCCAAATGAGGTAGATAAGGTGATACGAATAGTAAAAGCAACGAATGATAATCTAATTAACATAGTAAATACTAAATGGAATATAGACTTTAATGTACCTTTATTATTAGAGGCAAAGATTGGAG